TCATTATCAGCCAGCTTCAACACGTCTTTGGCTTCAACGGTGACTTGGCCGCGGGAGTTTGGCCCATTGATACGGTCGATAAAGTAAGTGCGGCTGCGCATATCTTCCAGCGCCTGGCCCACGTATCCGTCCCTAACGCGGATCACGTATTGATTATGATACGGGTTGCGGGCCAACCATTTGTTCCAGAACGTGCCGCGATTTACGGGTATGTAACCGCGCTCAAGCCGGTACTTATCCACGAGCAGATCAGAGTACGGGTGATCCTGAAACGTCACTGTGAGCTTTGCACGGATGCCCAGCGGCCCTTTGCTGCTATCAGATCCCACCACGTTAATCTCGGTGGGCGATGTGCTGGCCGAGATCAGCGAAGGGATCAGATACAGGTCATCCGGCAGCCCTTGCTGCGGCTTTGCGAATCTCAGTGTCAGGGGCTCAGGGTCGTAATTATCCAGATCCTGACAGGTGCGAGATGTATTGAAGCACTTGCGGTCGCCCGTATCGCCAAAGACAGCAGCACAAGGCGACTCCCCATACGACAGGCTGCACAGTGGCTGTTCAATCTCAATGATCTGTAACGGCTCACGGCCAACGGTTAGCTCATTCATGGGCGTAAGCACTCACGCCAATGGATACGCTCATCAGGTCGCGCGGCCCTGAATTGGTTGGCGATATGTCGTCGCCAGTCCATCCCAGCACAGTCTCCTGCGGAAAGTTTTGCGGGTTCCACGCAATGAAAAATGGCTTGGTTCGTGCGGCCATTACGAACGGATCAAAGTTCGCTCTATACCATGCAGACTTCAATCGCGGCCAATCGTAACTGGTGGACAATCCACTGCGCACAATTGATCGCCCGAGCCATTGGCCCTTTTCGGATTCAGTAGGTCGCACCGTGGTTGTGCGAGACAAGGTGATTGGCGTGTGGCCTGAGTATATCGGGCGCTCCATTGCCAGAATGGTGCCCGCGTAGGCCACACCGAGGCTCGGGATGATTCCGCTGCTTACGGTTATTCGGATGTATCTGATTGCCACTTCGTTAAACATCAGCAGGATGGCCGAGTTTTCCGTGGGGCTGTCGGTGGTAATCTCGTTCCAGTCGGAGCCGTTCAGGCTTCGCTCAAACAGCAGTGTATTGCCAGACGACCCGAAGGTGTGGGCTCCCAATCCAAGGTATGACAGCGGGTTGCTTGCGCCAAGATCAATAGTGAGGGTTGCCGGCAAACTCCCTGGCCGCCATTTCTCCCACGTTGTTTGGCGCTTCACGGAGTCTGCTGGAAAACTTGCCGAGGATGAAGATGTCGTAACCGTTGACGCCGGCACCAGATTTTTATAACCGATGCAAGCGTGGGTGAGCGGGACGCCGTGGAGCGTCTCGGAGAAGTCCGAACTTAATACAACCGCCATTATGCAATCCTCATTCGCATACCGTCGTCTGACAGCTCGTTCATTTGATCCATCAGGCCCATCACGGTTGACCGGCTGAACACGTCGCCCACCAGTGTCACGTTGGCCACAGTCTGCGGCCTTTGCTGGCTTTGAACTGGCTGCGAGTTTGCGTTGATGGCCCCGGGGTTCGACATGCCGGCACTGCCGCCTGACGCAGTTCCGCCGCCGCCGTTGAACGATTGTGATTTAATGGCGCTGATTTGTGCGAACGTGGCGGCACCTGCCGCTACGCCGTAGGCTGCGCCAAGAGCAGGGCCACCGATGGACGCGCCGACTTTGTAGGCGCCAACGATAGCGGCATAACCATCTATCAGGGCGCCAGCCAACGCGGCAGCTTTGCCGATTTTAAAGAGCTTTTTTGAGCCTGTATTCATCAGCGTGGACAAGTTGCCCATGGCGGCGCTCATTGCCTGCTGCTTGGCTTGCGCCTCTTGCTCTGCGAGCTGAACGCGGGCTTCGGATGCCTCTTTTTCGATTGCAGTCATCTCGGCCTCTTGCCGCTCCTTTGATCCTTGAGCCAAAGCGGCCCACTCATCGCGGGTGATAAGCTGCTGCTCAAGTGCCAGGGCAAGGTCTTCATTCTCAATCGCGTACTTTTCGAGCGTCAATTCGCGCTCGGTTAAATTGGCTTCGCGGATAACCTCCAGCTTTCGTGCCAACTCTTCGCGCTTACGCTCGGCCTCGTCTTCCGCTTTATCATCCTTCCGCCCCGGCCCACTTCCGCCGCCAAGATCCGGCTGGAGTAGATCGCCAATGCCGGCCATCTCTTCGGCTGCGGCCACGGCGTTTGCGCGGGATTCTGCAATAAACTGTTCGAACTTCATGCCTGGGAGTGGTGCCAGCAGGGTGTCTCGAATATCCTGCATCCCGATTTCTTGCGCCAGGCGCACAGTTTTCAGTTCACTCTCAATACTTGCGCCGAAACCTGACAGGCTTACGGCGTCAATATCGATGCCTGGTATATTGTTCATGGCATTAATGAGTTCGTTAATCGCCCGAACCGGTTTGTTAACGATGGCGTCAGCGGCTGTGAGCATCACGTCAACGAGGCCCAAGCCGAACAGGGCAACGCCTTTGCCTGCAACTTCAAACGTGCGTTTAATGCCCTCCACGGCATTCATCATAAACGCGGCAGCTTTAATGCCCATGTTGAAGCCGTCACCAATGGCCTCGCCCATGTCTACGCCATCGGTTCCAGCCTCAACCATCATCCGGCTTACGGCGTCCAGAATCGGCGCAAACTCAACAGCCATGCGCTGGGAGATGCCCTCGACCACCAGACCGATACGGGCAAAGGAATCATTGGCTGCTTCCACCTGTGCGGCGTCCACTGCGCTGAGCGAAAGTCCAAGCGCTGCAACTTCCGTTCTGGCCCTGCGAATGGCGTCGCCGCCCTGGATCATAAGGTTGACCATTTCGCCGTTTCGGATTCCCATCTGGCGCAATTCGTCGCCGGCCTCCTGGGTAGAAAGTCCCATTTCTTTCATTCGGTCGGCGATCGTGGCTACCCGCTCATCCACGTCCATATCTGACAAGGCTTGCGCAGAAAGCCCAAGGCGATCAAACGATTCATAAGCAGAGCCACTTCCGCGCTGTGCCTCACCTAATCGAGAGTTGAGCTTTTCCATTGCACGGCCAAGGATTTCACTGCTGACGCCGGCATCTGAGCCAGCAATCTGCAGTCCTTTCAGGCCGTCGATCGTGCCGCCAAGTTGCCTGGCCAGTTTCGCCTGAGAATCCACAGCTTCAAGGCCGCGCCGGGTTAGCTCGATACCGATAGCAGCCCCGGCAGCCGCAACCGCAGCGCCCATCACTGCCACTTTTTTGCCAACGTCAGCCGCTTCGGCGCCAAACTTCTTTGCCGTGCCACCTGCGCTGGCCATGCCTTGATTGAAATTAGTGGTGTCGCTGGATACGCGCACGGCCAAGCTGCCAATAGCCATGTTGGTTCCTTTTAATCGGGGGGGAATCCGGCCTTGACGCGGGCGCGGCGCAGTTCGTCTTTCATCTCCAAGGCTTCATCTTCGGTGATGCCGCCTGATTGCTTTTTCTGGTACTTGATCTGTTCGGCTTTGGCGTCTGCATACCAATAAAACTCGGTGGGGTGCATCGACCAGAACTCACGCGGGGACAAGCCCCAGCCGATGACAGCGGCCTGGTAAGCCGATTTTACGACCTGCCCGCGCTCGTCTTTTTTGACTTGGGCGCATCCTCGCCTTTTTCGGGTTCGGGCGCAGGGTCTGAGCGTACCGATTGTGGCAGCATCAGCTCCAGCAGGCTTGCCACGGCTTCGGAGATTGCGGCGAGGGTTTGGCCGTCAGCCCACATTCCCTTGTAGACTTCCGCCGCGCTCACCCGGCAGCCTGCAAAGCGCAGAACAACCGAGTAAGCCGCAGACAGTTTGGCTAATGGGATTTTGCCAGAAGACCGGCCCCGCTCAAGCTCCATAAAGGTTAGGTGGTCTTCCACTGCGGCGAGCACGCGCATTATGTGGTCATCGCCCCGTATCGTGTAGGGTACGCCCTCCCACGACAGCTCAATGTCATCAAAGATTGCCATGGTTGGGCCTTATGCTGCGGTGTAGGTGACTTCGCCGGATGCGCGCATCTCGAAAGAGTAGGTGCTGACATCGTTGTAGGTGTCCTCCAACGCGAAGGATGAAAGCCCAAAGCTGCCAGAGACAATTCCGCCATCGGGGTAGGTCAGGGTATATGTTTCATTGCCTGTGGCCACGTTCAGCGCTTCGCCTAAAACGGAATGGTCTGCAATGACGCCCTCCACCGAGATGGAGACGTCGATCTGGCCAGGCTCGTCAAGATGGGTGGCCCATGCGCCAGAGTCGTCATCAGATGAATCGACCAGTTCACGGTTGATGCTCAACGACTTGGTGCGCACGTTAGCAATGGGGGTGGTGCCTTTTTTAAGAATGACCTTTCGGCCTAGATACTTAGCCATGATTTATGCCTCGTCGTTTAAATTGATAACCATGCCGCCAGGAATATCCATGCGGGCACGTATCGGTTCCAGAGTTATGCCGCCGTCACGACTGCACACCAGTTCATTGCCTTCGGGGGTTACTGCAAGCGCTATCACCTCCACGCCGTCCTCGGTTAAACGGAATGCTTCAACCGAATCAATGACCACGCCCATTGCGTCCATGACAACAAGGCCGTGGCCGTCCTGCTCCATATCAATCCATTCAGTTGCCATAGCCAATCTCGTCAATCAGAACGCGGAAAGACGACACGCCATGATAGGTGTGTCCGTCTGGGTCAATCGTTACCGGTTGCTCCTGGTCAAAGTCGCAGCCGATAAACTCATGGTCAGGGACTGTCAGGGTGGCCCTGTGCAGCGCTTGATAGATTGCGGCCTGTATGCGCTTGGTTTCGCGCTTGCCGTCGTACCGGCTCCACACGTCGATGGTCACGCTAATGTCACCACCAGATGATGTATCGGTGGACATATCGAGAACGGAATCACCGCCGATGACAATGTAAGGGAATGCAGAATCGTTGCCTGAGTCGCCTGCCTGCGTCACGTCGTCGTAAATGGCCGGCATTCCTGCGGCATTGATGCGACTCGCAAGCAGCGCCACAAGATCATTGCTGCCAGACAGCGCGGAATAAATAGCAATCTGAACGGCGTTCGCCATACCTTCAGCCATTGCGCTTTGCTCCTTGCTTTTTAGCCTCTCGCGCCAGAGCCTTTTCCAGCTTTTTGCCAAACTCGCGGGCGAAGATTGCCGGTAGCTGCGGCTCTACTGCGGAAACGGTGGGTTGAATGAACGGCTGAGCTGAGTTCTGTTGGGTGCCGAACTCGATCATGTGCCAATAAAAGGCATCATTTTTAGAGCCCTTGCCGTGCTCAATGCGCACGTCTGATATCGCCACATGGCCCTGCATTTTCCGGCGCTTGGCCTTGATAGCCTTCCGCAGAGTGCCGTCGTCTTTCGGCGCCTTCTTGCGCATCTGTTTTGCAACTTCGGTGGCCACTCCCTGAACCGTTGCGCGGGCAAGGTTGCGGGCCTGCTTCGGCGCGAGATCCTTCGTCATCTTGCGGAACTCTTCAATGCCGGTGATTTCGAACTGCCGGTCACGCTGAGTCATCAGGTAGCCACTCCCCGGCTGCACTCAAGGGGCAGGTATGCAGAACGCTTGCCGCCGTCTTGAGCGAATGTGATATTCATAACGCGATTCATTCCCAGCCAGTTAATGCGCCAGGTTTCGTTCACGTCGCTGCGGTAGCGTATGACAACCAGATAACCGCCTTCAGCCTGAGTGCGGTCGCCGTTCTGGCGCTCGGTGCCGCGCAGTGGACGAACGTGCGCCCATACTTCGGTTTGGGTTTCCCAGACTTTGGTGAAGCCGCCCTGGTTGTCAGGGGTGCGGATCTCTTTTTGCAACTCAATACGTTGATCTAGTTCGCCGGGTCGGAATTTCATTTGACCCAGCCTTTTCGATTAATCGAAACAAGCGATTGAACCGCCATCGGAAGGTGACTTACGGAAGTCCCGACAATGGCTATTCCGCGGTTCTCAAACCAATGGACTACAAGCATTCGAATTGCGCGATTGATCGACATAGGGATGTCGCTGTCGCTGTCTCCAAAGCCCGCTTTGTAAGTAATCGTGATGGCGTCAATCTGATCGGTTAGGGCCGGCCATGCCTTGCCCGTTTTGGGCATAAGATAGGCCCAATCTTCCTCTCCGTAAAAATTAAAATCCGAGACAGTCGCAGTCTGCTCATTACCTGCGCCGTCAAAATAGGTTATAGAGTCAATGGATTGCGCCGGGGTTATGGGTAGCTCTATGCGCCCGAGCCTGTCGGCGCAAGGAACAGAAAGTTTCCATGTCTGGGTAATGAACGCCTTTCCAATGACGCCACTCGGCGCCTCCATAAAGTCAGTGGCAGCCATGATGAGTGATTCAATTAGCGCGTCTTCAATGTCCCGATCTTCGCGCAGGTCTGCTTTCGCTTGCGCCAGAGTCACCGGCAATACCGCAGGCTTCACTGTGCGTTGCAATATCTGATCGCGGTGGTCGAGGCTCATTGTTTATTCCTTTACAGCTTTTTGAGTGCTGGATTTTTTGATGGCCGTTTCCTTTGTGGCGACTGATACCGCTTGAGATGCGGCAATCATTCGGCGGCCTTCATCCTCGCCAACTTCTATAATTTCGCCTGCACTGTGGGCCGCTCTGGCGCCAGCTCGACTTACTGTTAGCTGAACTTTCATAGCAGAAACCTCAAATGAACAGGCGCCCCGTAGG